CATCCCATTCTAGATCACGTTCATAAGATTATTGGTCCCCCGGGAACAGGTAAGACAACCACATTACTGAGGTTTGTCGAGGATAATTTAAAACAAGAATTAGAACCTGACCGCATAGGATATTTTTCTTTTACAAGGAAAGCTGCCAATGAAGCTATATTCAGAGCAGTCAATAAGTTTAAAATAGAAAGAAAAGAGTTCAAATGGTTTAGAACTTTACACTCTTTAGCCTATCAATTTTTAGGTTGCACTCACACAGATATTATACAAGATCAAGACTTCGAAGATTTTAAGAGAGAATTTGGAGTGGATATAGCAAGTTCAATAAACAGTAATGGAGGAGTTGTAGGTAGAGATCCAGATGGCATTCACCTTATAGATTTATACAGAGTAAAGAATACTTCTTTGTACGAGGAGTTTAAAAAAGCAGGGCACATACAAGGAGGCTTTGAAAGACTACAACGCATAGATAAAAACTATCGAATGTTTAAAAAAGAAAAAGGTATAAAAGATTACACAGATTTAATTACAGAGTTTAATAAAACTAAAGAGTCACCAAAGCACGATGTAGTAATTGTAGATGAAGTGCAAGATTTAAAAGCATCTGAGTGGGATATGGTTCATACTATGATAGATAAGGCAAAGGTTGTTTACTTAGCCGGGGATGATGATCAAGCTATATATGGTTGGAGTGGTGCAGAAGTATCAAAGTTAATCAACTTAAATTGTCACTTACAAGTTTTAAATCAATCATATAGAATACCAAACAGTGTATTCGTTAGAGCAAATAGATTGATCAACAGAATAAAAAATAGAATTCCTAAAGAGTGGAATCCTCGTGAAGATGAGGGTAATGTTTCTAATGTTGTATTCGAAAGATTAAACTTAAGAAAGAATGAGTGGCTTATTTTATGTAGAACTAATTATTATTTAAACGAGATAGCTGCAGATTTAAAAAGCAAAGGTTATTTATTTGAGAAGAATAATAAATTATCCATTAAAGATGATGTTTTAGTTGCCTATAATTGTTGGAGAAATTTACAAGAGGGCCACGAAGTATCTATATCTGATGTAAGAACTATGTATCAATACATAAGATCAGGGGATAAAGGTATTTCCCGGGGGAAAAAGAAAATGCCGGGAGCAGATGAAGAGATTAAATATAGCTACGATACTCTTTCAACAGAGTGGGGACTAAGGGTGGATATAAATACACCATGGCAGGTGGCTTTAAATGGTATCGCTGAGAATGAAGTCAATTATATGAGACAGATTTTAAAAAGAGGATACGACTTAGACAAAAGAGCAAGCATAAAACTATCTACTATTCATGGTGCAAAAGGTGGAGAGAGTCAGAATGTGGTTTTATTTTCTGATATATCTAAAAGAATTATTGATGAGATGTCTTACAATAGAGACGATGAGAGAAGAGTTTTTTACGTGGGAATGACAAGAGCAAAAGAAAATCTTTTTGTTGTGCCCTCTACTTCCCAATACGAATTCGAAGAGGTTCTTAGATGATATTTGAACAACAAATGGATTTGTTAAAAAAAGAAAACAAACCAGAGTGGACAAGGCCAAAGTTTCCAGATGTGTCTGGCATTAAACAAGTTGCCGTAGATTTAGAAACACACGATCCAGAGATTAAAACTCTTGGTGGTGGGTGGGCAACGAACAAAGGTTTTGTTGTAGGTGTTGCCATATCTTTTGAAGGATTCGATGGATACTTTCCTGTAAGACATGAACGTGGGGGTAACTTTCCTGAGGAGGATGTAAAGAAGTGGCTTAGAAAATTATTCAAAGAGGACCCTATAGTTCTATGTCATAACGCAGTTTATGATTTAGGTTGGCTTAGACGTTGGGGTGTTGATTGCAATGTTACTAAAGTCTACGATACTTTGATAGCTGCTCCTCTTGTAGATGAAAATAGATTTAGTTATAGCTTAAATAATCTAGCAAAGGATTATTTAGGAGAAAGAAAGCAAGGAAATATTTTGGATGACTTTGGTAAGGAGCATGGATTCAAAGCAATAGAGAACATGCACTTAGTCCCGGTAGAGTACGTTGGGGTATACGCAGAACAAGATACAAAGTTAACTTATAAGTTGTGGGAGGTTCTTAGGGTAGAGATACAAAAGCAAGGACTGACTGATGTGTTTAATTTAGAAACAGATCTACTGCGATTACTTTTGGAAATGAGATGGAAAGGCGTCCGTGTTGATCTTGACCGGGCTGAGAAAACAAAAAAGTTTTTTAAGTTAGAAGAGGAAAAAATTTACAACAATATAAAAAAAGAAACAGGGATAAAGATTGATGCCTCTGATATCTATACAGCTGCCTCTTTACAAAAGGTTTTTGATAAGCTCGGGGAGAAGTACGAGTACACTGAAAAAAATAAACAGGCTAAGATAAGTAACGAAGCTATGAAGATAAGTGAGAATCCTTTGATTCAATCAATATCTGTCGCTAGAGAATATAATAAAGCACACACAACTTTCATTGACTCTATTTTAAAACACAATGTGGAAGGCAGAATTCATGCTGAGATTAATCAACTCAAAGGAGAGTTTGGTGGCACTGTCAGTGGTCGGTTGTCCATGAACAATCCTAACTTACAACAGGTCCCTTCTCGTAATGAAATCATCGGTCCTAAGATTAGATCTTTGTTCTTGCCTGAGGAAGGAGAAAAGTGGGTTTCTCTCGATTATTCGCAACAAGAGCCTAGATTGCTCGTTCACTACGCAAAAAAACACGATTTAGAGGGCGCTGAGACCCTAATTAAGTTCTTCCATGAAGGAAAGGACTTCCATCAAGTAACTGCTGATATGGCCCAAATATCAAGGAAAGAAGCCAAAACTATAGGATTAGGTCTTATGTATGGCATGGGTATAGCGAAACTTGCTAACTCCTTAGATATTAGCCAAGATAAAGCAAAAGCTCTGAAGAAAAAGTACAATGACAACGTAAATTTTTTAAACAATATAATTGTTCGTGCAACTAGATACACAGAACAAAATGGATATATCAATACTCTGCTCGGTCGTAGATGTCGTTTCGATTTATGGGAGAACAAAGACTTCCATGATAAGAGAATGATGAATCATGAAAACGCTAAGAAGACTTGGGCGTGGAATGAAATGAAAAGAGCAGGCACCTATCGTGCATTGAATAGGTTAATACAAGGTTCAGCAGCAGATCAAACCAAAAAAGCCATGGTTGATTTGTGGAGTATTTGTAAGGTTACTCCAATGATTCAAATACATGACGAGCTTAACATCTCCGTAGCCAATGAGACCCAGGTAAAAGAGATTAAACAGATAATGGAATCTGCTGTTGAACTACATGTGCCCGTCAAGTGCGAGGCTAAAATAGGAACCAATTGGGGAGAAATAAAATGAGAGTTACTTATCAAAGTGGTGAAGTTTATTTAAGCATGACCAAAGAAGAGGCAGATCATATTCATGAGAATAAAGGTAAGCCTGTGCCAATAGGAATTAGAACATTAAAAATTTTACATGAAGATGTCTCTAATTGCGTAAAAGCACACTGGTCAAATGTTGAAGTATGGGAAGCCGTAGAAGAACACCTGCGTTCTCAAAAAAACATAACTAAAAAATAAAAATAGTTATATGTTCTTTTGAAATTGGAGAACATTATGACAGAGATACTAAAAAAAATAGGTAATTTTTTTACCTTAGAACACGATGCCGACAAAGCAGTCAGGCATTGGTTACAGACTGAGTACAAACAAGATTGGCAATCCGCCTACGCTCAATTTAAACAATCTGGTACATTACCAAACCACGTTAGAAGAACGCTTTAAGTGTTCGCTACAATTTCAGCTAGGGATTCACAACGCTTCGGTGTCTGTGAATGCCATCTGGAATCCTGCATTTCAGCCGCTGCCGTTTTATAATCTTTAACTCTCAGAGCTTTCCAAAATTTTTTGAACTTAGATACACCTGTTGTCCCCAGCTGAAAAACCATCTCAAGAACCACCTCTGCTATGTGTTGAGGCAAATCGTGACCAACATTATCTTCTATCAACATGTCAGCTCCTGCCGCCGCTCTGTTTAAGTCCATTTCAAATATTTCTAATATTTCTTCCATGGGTATTTCTACCCCTTCGGCAAATCTTTCTTCTTCAAAGTGTCTTACGAGGTGGCCTATGCCCACAGTTTTTTTGCCTAAACTGTCTAAGTATACGGAAGTCCTTAGGCCTTCATGGTCCTGTACCCGTGCTCGAAGTTCGTCTGTAAGTTTAATCATTAGAAACCTCCTATGCCCCAATGCTTTTCATGTTCGTCTTTGTTTTGCTTTTGTTTTCTTTTTTTGCGCTTCGATGAATTTCCTGTAAACCCCTGCAGCTTTTGTTTTGCCAGCAACCCTAGCTCTCTGCTCCATAGCGATAGCAGCTTGAGTTTTATGAGCATGTTTTCTACCGCTTCCACGAATTTTAGACACGCTCTTTCTAGCTGATGCTTCATTTTTAAAACCAAGTCCTTTAATTGTTCCTTTAGGATTCTCATCTGTATATAAATCAGAATGTAACTTAGACTTTCTAGGTTGTCCAGATTTTCTTGGGATACGTTTCATTATCCTTTTGAAGCGATAATACCGCCATACATTTTCTTATCCATCAAGCCACCTTCAGCCACTAAGGCTAGGTATTGTTGTGCTATGTCTGGTTTGTTTTCAAATCTAATAACAGCATTTCGTAAATCATCTAGTTCATTTTGATCTACTGTTGGCCCAACTCTATCTGTAACGAAATCAATATACCTACCAACATTAGGATCTCCCGCTGCATATTGACTAATGATATCTTCTACTTTGTTACTTCTTCCTACCTTTAGTGCTAAGTCATTTTCTAGTGCACTTATACCTGCTTGAGCATTAGGAAATACTGCAAAGTTATTACCATAAGTTTCTCCTGTAGTTCCTGCTTGTCCTACATCTGTTAGATTGCCGGGGTTATTAAAGTCAGTTACTTGACTAAAAAAATCATCTCCTTCAAAAATTTTATTTACTTTTTCTTCTTTTTCTCTGAACTCTTCATCAGTAATAGGAGTAGCCTCTCCATTTTCAAATTTTAATCTCACTCCGTCACTATCTCTCGTAAAGTCATCAGGCAAGAAACCCTGTCCTCCAGTCACAGCTTCTTCACCTTGTCTCATAATACTTGGAATAGTTATATTTGTGCCGGGAATAGTATATCCTTCAGGAAACATAAACTCTCCTTGGTTATTACCCCTTCCTCCCGGTTCGTTAGCATCTAATAATTCTGCAACTTGTGGAGATATATTTAATTCATCTAGGAATGCTTTTTGTTGTTCTATATATCTAGGATCAATGAATCCTAAACCCTCTGCTAAATTCAATTGTTTTTGAGTTAAGTCAGGTCTAAGTTCAATACTAGTTTCAGGTTCTAATAATCTTAGTTCAAACAAATCACTTGGTTGTTCATCAAACCCTGATCCAGATCCTATTGCAGGGATACCCGTTGCGTCTTGTGCTGTGCTTTCTAAACCTAGAGCAGCTTTGTCTGCATCTATTAATAATTGTCTAGAATTATTTTGTGTTTGAATTACTGGTATGTTAGAGGCATTTGGATACTTATCTGGGTTTTCAAATATTTCTTTTTGAACGTCATTGAGCTTGTCATAATCTTTATTAAATTTATCTGCTACTGCGCTTACAATACCCATTAAACCTAATTTACCTTGATTAAACTTAACAGCTGCGTCTTGTAAAAATCTTTCAGTTCCTCTACCAAAATCGGCTGCGATCTCTCCTACAGTAGGGCCATATTTATTAGCTACTTCTCTTCTATAATCTGCAAAGTCTTGACCAAGAGGATCTTTCTTTTGAGTAAGCCCTTTTACTCCAGTTCCTCTCAAGTTTTCTGTTCTAAATCTATTTTCTAAATTATCTTGTATTCTTCTTTTATCTAATCTTTGATTCGATATTCTATCGTCTCCTTTAAAAAACTTATCACGAGTTTGCTCTCTTTCAACTTGGAGCGCCCTAGAAGGATTGCCTTGAAACGTTTCTCTAGGTATATCTCTAAATCTATTTTCTTTTGGAGGTGCCATTATACGTTCCTATTTTGTCTAAATATTGCTTTACTAACTTCATCATCGCCTAGCAGTATATCTGCTCCTAGTTCAGAATCAAGGTTTTGTGTCGGTGTTGCCGTGATTACCCTACCTGCCGTACTAATAGGTTGGGTCGTGGTCGGTGGTGCAGTAGGCGTAATCTCTGTTTGTTTGAATCCTTCTGGTATGACAAAGGTCGAATCAAAATCACCCTCGTTTACATTGACACCTAGATTATTTCTTCTAATTTTCATGATTTCAGGGTAAGCTAAAATAAATGGATTTTTAATATCTCTATCTAATTCTTTTCTTAGCTCTCTAAAGTTATCATTAAAAGCTCGTCTTACTCCCTCTCCTGGTATGTAAGGTAAGTACCTGCCTGTAATTATAGCTGTTCTTTCAGACTTGGTAACACGATCTAATTCTCTATTTATTTTGCCTCTCTTCGATCCTAATTTTAAAGCATCCAAATATGCATTATGCATTTGTTTAAAGTTTTCAAATCTAACTCTTTCTGATTTTAAATACTGATCTACAATTTCAGCAGGAGATACAAGCCCGCCTTTTAAAACATCACCAACAAAAGATGCTCTTGCGCTATCATTGTTTTTATTAAAATCTGTTATAATAAAAGGCATAGCATCTAGAGGATCAAGTTCTATTGCTCTAAATCCAAAGATACCTCCTGCCTCGTCTAATAAATCATAAGTTTGTCCATATTTGTCTGGTGTTTTTTCGTTGCCCAATGCACCTGCTTGAAATAATCTTTTTACTTGATTAACAGAGCCGGGCATAAATGTTTCAACAACATGCATACCCCCTTTATAAATTTTTTCTCCCGTTGAATCTCCCGGTCTAAATACTTGACGACCATCTCTTGATCTACCGTTCCTTGCTACGATATCTGCAAAAGCTTCAAAGAAAATAGACTCTGAGATAAAAGGTTTAGCTAGTTCATAAAAACTTGTAGCTCCTGCGTCTAATAAATATTTATTTAAACTCTCTCCTGTTTGTTGTCCTTTGGTGGCCTCGTTTAAAATTGTATTGACTGGTCTAACTAATGTGTCGTACGGAAAGATGTAACTTAAATCCACATATTTTACTTTGCCTGTTTCTTCATCTCTTTCAAGAGGCATTAACAATCCGTTTGTTGACCAAGAAGGAACAAAAGTTCTGAGTGCTCTCATGTCATCATTAGTCATCCCTGCTAAAGACTTACCAAATTCTACAAGCCCTGCAGGAACAACTGCAGCTGTTGTAGCAACACCTGTTAATCTCCTAAGTCCTGTTTGTTTAAAGCCTTCTACTTGTAATTCTCTAAGCCCTCTTTGTATTGTATTAAATCCTGTTCTTATAATCTCAGCAGGGAAAGCTACAAACGTGCCAAGGGGTAATCTTCTAAGTGTTTTAATAAACTCACCTACATACTCGTAGTTAGGAATATTATGTTTGGTGATTTGAGCGGCCATGTTTTCATAAAAGGTTTCTAATAATTTATCCCCCTCTAGTCTAACACCTTGATTACCTAGTCTCATAAATCTACCATCAGGACTGATATCAACTACTCTATCAAATATAGGGTCATTTCTAGTTACTTTTCTACCAAGTAATTTACCGTAGGCTATCATGTTTTTAGGATCAAAAATATTATCTGCTGTTATACCTAAAGTTTTAAAATTTTCTTTTAAAGAGTCTAGTTCTACTTCAAAGTTATAATTTTTCCACAAGTTGTCTTCTGCTAAATACGCTCTTCTTGCTTTCTCTGCTAGTTTACCTGTTCTTCCTAGTAAGCCATTCATAAATCCGTTAAAGTTTCCATTATAAATGTCCGTTCCCACTTCTTTTGCTAAAGCATCTATGTCTCCTGCAATAGGGTTGGTTCCGTTAATACCTAGTCTTTGATTTCTTAACCTTCTAGTAACTGACTCCACATCATTACCAGTTATATCCTTAAAGGCTCTTCTAAAGTATCTAGCAGTTTTTGCTGGATTTTGAAAAATAATATTACCATTCATGGTGGTAAATAAAGCAGCAGATATTACGTTTCGAACGTGAGTGAAAGGAGAATAAATAGTTTTAGCTTGTTGAGATATACTTTTTGGTACTAATACCATCCACTTATATAAGTTATTTAAGGTGTTATCGGCTATCATTTGATCCGTGTTTGA